TGGTGCCATGAATAAATTGAAATCAAGATCGTCGTTATGGTCCCAGCCACCCTCCATTCCACAATGATGACACCTATACTTAACTCCTATAGTATCTATCCTAATGGAGAGAGGACGATCCTTTCTGTTTTTACCAGACCTATCATCCTGACACTCTGGGCATTGTTTCTTATGTTGACCACTACCAAGACCAGATACTACGTTACGAACTTGTTCGACTACCTGCATTGGATATCCTCCTCTTCCTCTACTAGAGTTAATAAGGTATTTCTAACTAAGTCTTTATTACCCAGACTACTAATAACAATCACTGAATGGGGATGTTCTTTATCTAATCCATGTTCAACATACTTAGATTTTATACTTCGGTCGTTCTTAAACACCTTACCTTGTAGAAGATCTAGTATTAAAGATTCATCTAGATCAGGTCTTCTAGTTCTATAGTAAATCTTTATAGCTATACTCAAGTCTTCTTCAAACAGATTCTTTCTAACTGGGCACTGTAAATCGAAATCCTTAGAATACAAAAGAGCTTTTTGTGACTTAATGAATCTGGGCTTTCCACCAATGACAACGAAACGACGGGAGTTAGCTTTGGAAGCTGGCTCACCAAGTATATTAATTATACACGGATCGTTGTCAATACTCTTGCGTTTCTCTCGGCGGTTGATTATCATTCCTCTCGACGTTGGGCACCTCAGACGATAACACATGGAGGTGAAACTTGCAAGAAGAGTCTCGGAGATACAGGGTTTACGAGGGGGTTGGGGTACCACCTCCCGTAAATCCTGGGCCACGCCGCAAGTGGGGCGACCTGCCGCTTGAGAGCGTGGCAGTGGGAGATCTTATTGAAATGCCAATGACCAAGGAGGGAGTAGATGAGTTAATTAGTTCAATTAGAAGTTACGTCTATCGTGTATCCCGTAGAACGGATAGGAAGTTTACTGTGCGTAAAACTGATTACGGAATTGGAATATGGAGGGTGAAGTGAGCGACTTTGACATTCGCGACGATAGACCCATGCCCAGCAAGATGAGCCTTGGGGCCTTGGATTATCCCTTTGATGATCTAGACATTGGGGAATCTTTTGTGGTTGATGCAGAAACGGACGAGGATGACGATGGGCGTAGGACAATAGAAAATCGGTTACGATCAGCAGCCTTTCGTTATGGCAAGAAGCTCAATAAGAAATTTACCTGTCGCTTTATGAGTAATGACAGGAAGATCGGTGTCTGGAGAACAGAGTGAAGCTTACAAATCAGTACGGGGCACCAGATGTTTTCATAAGAGCCATTGAGGCTGATCCCTATGACAGGGGAGAAGCTGACTTCAGCGTGACGGGGCTACTACAACCTCCGCAAATCACTCGTTTATGGAAGGAGAATGAAGACCTCCTTACCTCCGACGTTCGTGATGAAGTGTGGAAGCTTCTGGGATCCGGCGTCCATGCTGTACTGGAAGGTCACGGTGATGGTACCACGGAGCAGAGATTGTTCTCTGAATATGAGGGCATAAAGATCTCCGGTGCCGTGGACTTGGTGAAAGATGGACACGTTACCGACTATAAGGTTACGTCAGTCTATACCACAACCAGGGCTCTCAAGTCTGACTGGGAATCACAACTCAATTTGTATGCGTGGCTTCTAGAAAAAAATGGAACCGAAGTAAATCGTTTAACTATCGTTGCAATATGTCGGGATTGGACGAAGAGCAGAGCGGGTAAAAATAATTATCCAAACAGCCCGATTGTTTCGATTCCAGTTCCACTCTGGTCATCGGAAAGACAAGAGAGGTTTGTATCCCAACGGGTAGCCATCCATACGAAGGAGGAAACTACTCCCTGTACGGACGAGGAGCGTTGGATGAATGATGCTGGAACAAAGTTCGCCAGATGTGAGGGTTGGTGCCCTGTAAGTGAATTCTGTCCACAATGGAATCAAACCCCAGTACTTGGAAGAGGAGGAGATAGCCGTGGCAACAGTAAGAAAAGATCCAACAGCTAAGGAAGTCTGGGATACGCTGTCTGGTATCAACGTCAACGAACATACCGAAGAGAAGGGGGGCCTAACCTATCTGAGTTGGGCCTGGGCGTGGTCGATTATGATGGATCACTATCCACAGCTTACCATCAAATGGCATGGCATGACAGATGAAAGTGGTGTAACCAGGGATATCACAACCTATCCCGGTGGCACCGCATCTGTCTCCTGTTCCATAACCATTGGCGATAATGTAAAGCGAGAGATGTGGTTGCCTGTAATGGATTATAAGAATAAGGCAATTGCGAATCCTGACAGCCGTGCCATCTCTGATGCAAAACAACGTTGCCTCACAAAATGCCTTGGGATTCTGGGACTAGGTGCATATGTATATGCTGGCGAGGATCTTCCAAGGGATGTTGCGCCCCCCAAGGCAGTTCCAGAGAAGAAGGTGGCGAAGCCTAGGGCTACCAAGAAATCACCCAAGAAGGCCGTGGAGGAGGCCAAAGAAGATCGACCGTCGCCCACCTATGAACTCACCTATGAAGAGGTGTCGGTAGACGAGTCGATCACAAATCTCAAGAAAACGGTAACCGACCTACACAACCGAGGGTGGACACCCGCTGACGATGCTGCCAAGAAACAGATCACGGATGCGATCAAGAACCGTGACGGCGAAGCCCTGGTCAGGCTAAGAAGAGAAATTTTAGCTCTCGCAGAGAGCGCATTCAAACTTCACGATGCAGAAGAGGAGGAACACGATGGCTGATTACGCTGACGAACCGAAACTAGACTTCGCAGTTTTCACGAACAAGTATGCGAAAACTGATCGTCATCCTTCGGAGGTAGGTAAGATAGAGTTCACCAGAGAGTTTCTAAAAGCGATGGTGGACAGGGCCAAGACGGGCACCATGCCTGTCTTGAGGGCTGCTATGTGGAATCGCACAATCATATGCTGATAGAGAAAATCTCAGCATCACACGGTATATAAACAGGGCAATAGAAACTTACATAGAAGCCACGGATGAAGTAGATGAGGATGATAGGACTGTGCCATCTCAGCCAGATGCGGGATGGTGGTTTCATTAAGTAGTGGACCTGGGGGGGGGTTGGCGATGAAATGTATGTCGCCCAACCCCCAGGATTCTTTAAGGAGAGGAGGAGGTAATGGACAAGGAAACAGAATGGCTCATTCAAGCCGAAAACTGTTCAGGCCAGTTATCTATGTTTGATTCGCCTCGTCAGGAAAATGAACAAGATGAATTCTTCCAGGATCTTTTCGATACCAAAGAATATTTTTCTGATCTGGATCGCCTGCGAAGAATGTCCAACGAACCGATTTCCAAGTGCCATCATTGCGGTGCCAACAGCAAGGTATACGCCTACAAGATTGGATCGTATGCACGGGTGCTGATTTGGATGGCGTTCCATGGCAGGAACGGGGAGTACGTTCATATACCTACTTCAGGGGCCATCAACGGTGGTGGTGATTATGCGAAACTTCGGTACTGGGGGCTGATTGAAAAAAGCCCGAAGAATCCAGATCCAAAGAAAAGATCGTCCGGTCTATGGAGGCTGACGACGACAGGCAAGGATTTCGCGCTTAATAAAGTCACCATTAATAGCATTTGCTATTACAGTCATCCCCCTGGAGAGATACTGGGGTTTGAACCAGACCAAGTGAGTATTGTAGATGCCCTTGGTAAACATTTCGATTACCCAAGCCTCATGTCTGGCTATGAATGGGAGGTAGCCCTGCTATGAGTTCAATTATTGCGGCCAAATATGGCGGGCCATGTATTAAGTGTGGCAAAAAGATCAAGGCTGGAAGATTTGTAAACTGGGAGCGTGGTCATGGTATCTGGCACTTAGATGAAACCGATAATAAGAAACTAAGTTTCTCTATGCTTGATCCCAGCCATGTAGAAGATGGTTGTCACCCCAAAGCTGGGGGGCTTCCGCCTGACGCGCATCATAAAGAGGAGAAGACTATGGATTCCGAGGAGAAGATCGTGGGTTCCAATGATAATGATGATACGATCAACGTTAGCGATCTGATAAAAGTACTTCAGGGAATGAAAGGTGACGTTGCCAAGCCGCCAGTCGCAAGGATAAAGGCGCTCACCGATAAACAGATCTCATTTTGTGAGCTTATGGCATTGGGATCCGATAGGGCTGACGCCTACACTAGTTCTTATGATATCTCAAACCCTGCGTTTTCTAGCAACGCTGCTCGTAAGCTACTAAGCCAGGAAAAGATAAGAAATAAGATTGCGGAACTTAGAGTCGAGTTGGAAGGTGTGCCCGCAGATTCCATAGAAGATCCCAACGATGTCATTAAGCCTTGGAAGGGTGCGGGGCGTGGCTGGACCGTTAGGCTCACAGAGAAGCAAGAAAAATTCTGTCAAGCCAGGGCGAATGGTAATACTATTTTGGAAGCATTCAAAAAATCTGGTTACCATTCTATTAACTGGACAGAAAGAAGAATGCGAAAGCAAGGAAATAGAATGATGGGGCTTCAGAAAATAAAAGCTCGGATTGCAGATCTTGCGTCTGGCTGTGCTCCTGACATTGAGGTAGTCGTAGCAGGAGAGGACAGCCATGAAGCACCACGAACCGGAACTGGACCCACATCCGAAACCAAGGTGGGGACAATTCCTATGCCTGATCTGGCGGAGTTAAATGAATTCGTTGATAATTTTGTGGAACTTATCAAGGCTCATGGCAGACTTTTCCATCATGCGGTAGTAACCCGTGGGCAGAAAGAGGTTGGAATACCCGGGGCTGACGTTAAGGGAGTGGAAGAGGCAGTGGGCAGGTCAATCGAAACCTTGAGGGAAACCCTTAGTGAAAAACTATTAATACCGAGGGCTAAAATTAATTCAGAAGAACTATAGCTCCGGCACCGACCAGGATATAGGGAATACTCCCACCTAATCTTCTGAAAATGCTGGGATTAGCCGCTCTCTGCCAAGCGTCAGACTCTTGGTTGAGGGCGGCTATCTCATTTCTGAGAGATGCGTTTAGGTTCTGCTCTTGGGTCCACAGAGAATCCGACACCTCCACCCGTCGCCATAACAAAAGATTATCTGCTTCAAGCGTTTCGATCTGAACTTCATACGCTTGGATCTGGGTTTCGTGATCCGCTTGTATCCTATCAACGATTTCCCCCAAGCCACTGTCAGGCTGAACAGCATTGATGCTATCCCTGAGCATCCCCAAGTCCGTGGCGAAGCTTATGGAGGCACGGGAGGCCCTTGCAACGGCCTCTTCTCGTACCTCAGCGATGGAATCATGGGCTTGATCCA